TCTCGAACGCATCGGCGTCACGCAGCGTGAACGCATTGAGCGATAACGCACGCCACCGGAAGACCAGCATGGGGCTCGTCGAGATCCGCAGGGATCCAAACGAAGGCAGGCGCTATGTCGTCGTCTTGACCAAGAAAGGCGAGGCTCTGATGCGGAGCATCGAGCAGCTCTAACCACGACCACCCACCACGACCATGCAACCGACCGTGACCCTGCGAAAAGCAGGCTGGACTGCCTGCTATGCCCACCCGAAGACGGGCAAGCGGCGCCAGGTGGTGGTGGAGTCAGAGGAAGCAGGCTGGATCCTGATCAAGCGTGAGCAACTGCAGGCCGCGGCCGAGCGTGAGCAGGCCATCCGCAGCGGTGAGAAGCAGCCGCCAAAAGCTCCAAGCAAAGGGTTGACGCTGACTGAGTCGTTTCAGTTGTCCATGGATCGACGCTTTAGACATCACACCAAGGACGCAATCCGCAAAGCGAACTCCGTTTACAAGCTTGCTGCTGAATTCTTTGGCCCCAACACGCAGCTGAGCTGTATCACGGCGCAATGGTTTGACGAATGGCGCTGCTACCTGGGGCGGAGCAGGTCAAATCAGACCGTCAATCGCTACGCGTCGGTCTTGAACGCCATGAGAGCTGATGCGATCAAATACCGCAGCGCTGATCTACCGGCATGGCCTGGCGGGTTGGATGAAGAGCACGAACGCATCAAGCCCCGATACCTGAGCGAGGAAGAAGTGCTGCAGATGATCGAATACTGGAAGAAGCAAGCGCTGATATGCACTCAGCGGAACAAATGGGCAGAAATGGAGGATCTTTGGCTGTTCAGGCTGCTGCATGGCAGCAGGTACGGAGAGACCCGCAGATTGCAGGTGAAGGATCTGGACTGGCAGCACCAAACAATCACCTTTTGGGACACCAAAAACGGTGAACCTCACACGTTCCCAATGACAAAAGCCGACGCAGCGATGCTGCGCAGACGGTGTGAAGGGCTGAAGCCGAATGACACTGTTTTCACGATGAACTATCGGACATTTGGAGAGAAGATCAGGCAAACGCGCAAGGCGTTGAAGCTGGAGGGGAGGGTGGTTGGCCACACGGCACGGCACACGATGGCCACCAGGGCGATTGCCGCAGGGGCCACCACGCAGCAGGTGAAGCAATGGGGGAACTGGAAGAGCACAACGTCCATGGATCGCTACGTGCATTCCGACCAGAGCGGGAAGAGGATCACCCGCGACTTGATGCAGCAGGTGTTCAATGGTGAGGTCACTCATGTCACTCAAGGACCGTGACCACCTTCTACTTGCAAGTGCTTGCAAGTTAATTGCAAATTTCGCTGAAATCCCTTGGAATCACTTGGCCCCACTGTCATCGTCAAGGACAAGGATGCCGCTTACGGGGGCGCAGAACACAACCGGGGACTGTAATAAGGCCGATGCAAGTGGCATTCTGCGGGAACGTAATACTCACAGCCCACTTGCAGGCTGCTTGCAAATTTGCCGGACCTGAAACAGCTCGAAGCCGAACAACTTGCACGCCAGTTGCAAGCCGAGCAGCGAGCCAAAGATGCACGCGACACGCAGCAGCGGCGGCTCCGTGAGTTCGGGCTCGAGTCCCGGATGGAGCACGGGCAAAAGCTGTTCTCGATCACGCTCGAGGCCGTGGCCAAGGACATCAACGACTCGCTCGAGTTCCTGGTGCTGAATCCACGCAAGGCGCAGCAGCACGCGAGCGCCATGGTCCTGCTGCAGGACTTCAGCAGCACGCAGCACATAGCTGCAGTGGCGCTGACTGCAGCGATCGATCAGATGAGCAAGCGCCAGCGGCTGCCCACCTTCCTGCAGCACCTGGGCGTCGCCATTGAGCGGGAGTGCAGGCTGATCAAGCTGGGCAAGCGTCACCCCCTGGAGATGCGCCGGCTGATCCGCACCGGCATGACCCGCAAGGAGATCAGCAGCAAGGATGTGATGCGGGCGCTGAACTGCCCGGTCGTTCAATGGGACGACAGGACCAGGCTGCAGGTCGGATCGTTCCTGTCTGAAGCAATCTTCCGCACGGAGCTGCTGACCACGACCACGATTAAGCAGGGGTTCAAGACGCCCCGGCTGGTGGTGCCCACCGAGCAGGCCGAGGAGTTCATCCGGAACACCAAGCCCCGGCACTACAACCCGAGCCATCTGGCCATGCTGGTGCCTCCACGAGACTGGCCTGGGCTGTTCGGTGGCGGGCTCCTAGAGAACGACCTGCCGCTGATCAAGGTGGTGCTGCAGGACACAGGGGAAGAGTTCGCCCTTGATCACTACAAAGCGGCGGATCTCTCCATCCCGATTGCTGCTGTTAATCACCTGCAGCGCCAACGACTCAGGGTGAGCGGACCAATCGTCGAGGCAGAACGGATCACCTGGGAGGGTGGTTGGCATGGCTTGTGGCCGTGTCAGCGGAACCCGCCCGAGCTCCCTGACCGGCTCAGTGGTGATCCGACTGCTGAAGAGCTGAAGACACGCAACAAACGAGCAGCAGCAGCTCACCGAGATCGTGAGAAGAACAGGCATCGGCGCGTGAAGATCGAACGCGGCCTGCAGATCGCTGAGGAGGTGGCTGATCGTGTCGTCTATCAGGCGCACTACTGCGACCACCGGGGGAGGATCTATTCCAATGCTGCCGTCAGCACGCAAGGCCCTGATGCAGAGAAAGCTCAGTTCTCTTTTGCTGAACAGCTGCCGGTTAATGCAGAAGCGTTTGAATGGCTGCTGAAGGGGGCAGCGGGCCATTGGGGGATGTCGCGCTGCACCTGGACAGAGCGACTGAACTGGGGCCGGCAAAACATCGATCAGATGGTTGCTGCCGCTGAAGATCCACTTGGCAAGCCGGAGCTATGGCGCGGGGCGAAGGATCCCTGGCAGTTCCTGCAGGCCTGCCATGGCGTCAGAGAAGCGCAGGCCACGGGCCGCACTGGCGTGATGGTGCGACTGGATCAGACCTGCTCCGGCTGCGGGATCTTGGCCGGGCTGACCAGACACGACAAGGTTGGCCGGCTCACCAATCTGTATGGCAACAGCCCGCAGGATCTCTATACGACTGTCGCTGAAGCGGTAACGCTGGAGCTGACCAAGGACCTGCAATCTGGGGATCAGAGACGGCAGGGCCTGGCTCAGCTGTGGCTCAAGCGTGGCGTGGACAGAGGACTCTGTAAAGGACCGATACTTCGCGCTCCCTACGGCGGCACCTACATGTCGCTCTGCGACGGGCTGGTCGATGCCCTGGAGGAATACCTCGGTTTCGTGCCCCTCGAGGAGTACGTCTATCGCGTGTCGATGCCCAGCAAGTATCTGGCCTCGATCATGTGGAGCGAGCTGAAGGCTGTGATCAGCCCGGTGATGGAAGTGAAGGCATGGCTGCGTGCCTGCTGCAGGCAGCTGCTCAACAAGCAGAAGGTCATGCACTGGACATCGCCATCCGGCTGGCCGATGCGCGTTGCCGACAGGGAGCAGACACGCTTCCGCGTGCATACCAACCTTTACGGCAAGAAGGTCGAGATGAAGATGGTTGATCAGCCTGTCGATTCACCGCTTTGTGCGACACAAGCCAACAAAGGATTAGCGGCTAACGCGATTCACTCATTTGATGCAGCCTATTGCCAGTTGATCGCATACAAGTGCGCAGAGCAAAGCATCCCGCTGCTGACGACTCACGATTGTTTTGCTTGTCACCCTGCCAATGCAGGCCGGCTCCACGAGATGCTGATCTGGGAGTTTGGCCAGCTGTATCGCAAGCCGCTATTGGCTGAGATGCACTGCGAGATGGAGGAAAACGCAGGCGAGAAACTCCCCGCTCCCCCGGTCCACAACAGCATGGACCCCATGGCCATCGGCAGCAATTCTTACTTGTTCAGCTGAACCGCTTGACTTCTAATTACGAGGCCGTAGAGTTCGCCGGCAGCTACGGCTGCAACACACAACATACATAGGCCAAATGGCGAGAGATCTGAAGAAGACACCACTGGTGGAGGTCCGGTGGTGCGGGTTGGAGAAAGAGCCCAAGAAGAACAAGTTCGAGCCCACTAAGCCCGCAACCTGGGAAGTCGAGATCCTGCTGGAGAACGACAACAAGGAGCACATGGCGTGGTGCGAGGAAGTCGAAGCACTCTTTGACGAGCTGCACCAAGGCAAGAAGAAGTCAGCCAACTGGTTGCCGATCAAGCCGGACAAGGAGCAGCCCCGCAAGCGGCAGCAATGCCGGATGAAGCTCAAGCAATGGGTCAGGAACAATGTTGCCAGCGAAGGCCCGACCGTCTTTGACGACAAGGGGCATCAATGGGACAGCCAAAAAGCCATCGGCAATGGCAGCAAGATGATCATTGGCTACGACGTATTTGCCTGGGAAGGCCCATCAGGCGCAGGCCTGAGCCTCCAGCCACGAGCCGCCCAGGTCGTTGAGCACATGGCTTTTGAAGGTGGCAGTGCTGGCACTACGGCCAGCGACTTCGGCTTTGCGTCGTCACCTGAAGCCGATGCAGCGGTGCTGGCAGCAAAGGCCGCACCAGCAGCGCCCGAACCCGCAGCGGAGCCAACCGATGACATCCCGTTCTGATGAGCCACGTTTCAGCCAGCTCACCAACAAACAGCTGCACGAATGCATCAGGCTGCTGCGTGAGATCAACACGAAACTCACGCCCCCTCAGCCGGAACCCGATAACAAGACGGTTCCAATTGCTCGGGGAGCTGCTGCGCGATCTCGGAAAAAGAAAGATGCACTCCCGTGAGCTGCATATCCCGCTGAGGCCCATGAGCAAGGAGCGGCCCCGGAGCTTCCAGGGCCAGTCGCGCCCCTACATGTCCCGTAATTACAAGCTCTGGATGAAGGACTGCGTCGCTGTCATGCAGGAGTGGTGGGTCGGCCCACCCCTCCAGAAGGTCGAGCACATCCACATTGAGCATCACGGTGCTGCGAGAGGAGACCTCGACAACAAGACAGGCGCTGTGATGGACGCCCTGGTGAAAGCCAAGGTGATCATCGACGACAACGTGACGGTGGTTGGCGACCGAACAGAGCGGTTCGTAAAAGCCAGCGTCAAGAACGCGCACATCATTGTTCGCTTGGAGTGGGAATGATCTACTGCCCTAACTGCGGCAAAGACGACAGCAAAGTGCTGGAGTCCGGCAACCGCAATGGTCATTACGTTCGCCGCCGTCGTTGCAACATTTGCGACCACACGTTTTCCACCAAGGAATACACAGGCGAAGCAATCAAGGCCCTGATCTATGACGCTTTCGATGACTTCAAACAGTCAACGAGCAAAAAGTTTGGGGTGCGATGAGTGAATCCAAGTTTCTACGCCATGCTCCTTGTCCCAATCCTGGCTGCAACAGCAGCGATGGTCTGGCGGTTTACGACGACCACGAATACTGCTACGTCTGCCAGTACCAAAAGCAGTACACCAAAAAAGAGGAAGACTCTCCCGTCCCGCGATCTGTTTCGCCAATGAATGAGATCACATTCGATCTCTTCAAGGAACATCGCGGCATTGAGAAAAAGATCCTTGATCTTTATTCCATTGGCCTGAAAGATGAGTACATCGTCTTTCAGTACCGCGACAAGAACAACCAGTTCTGCGCGCAGAAGATCAGGGCACTCAAGCCCGGAGCTGACGGCAAGCGCAAGACGGCATGGAGAGGTGAACCCCGCAAGGTGTCCGGCTTTGGAATGCACCTGGCCAACCCGGCCAAGCACGACAAGCTGGTGATCTGCGAGGGCGAGCTCGATGCGCCGAGCGTCTATCAGGCATTCAGCGGCAAGATCGCTGCAGTGTCAGTGCCGAACGGTGCTGCTCACGCGGCCAAGTTCGTGCGCGAGCACCTGGACGAGCTGCTGAAGTTCAAGGTGATCGTTGTCGCTACAGACAACGACGACCCTGGCGATGAGGCAGCCGACAAGATCATGCAGCTGTTCGAGCCTGGCAAGGTTCGGCGTGCTGTGCTCCCCCGCAAGGATGCAAACGACACCTTGCAGGAGATGGGCGGCCATGTCCTCAAGGAAGCGATCGATGCTGCCAGGGAAATTCGCCCGGATGGGATCAGACCTGCCTCTGATTACGCAGGGATTGTGCTTCAGCCCCCTGATCGCACAGCAACGGACTGTGCCTTTGCGTTCTGGAATGCCAAGACCCCGTTCTATGACAACCAGCTGATCATCCTGATAGCTGGCTCAGGGATTGGGAAGACCACATTCGCTCGGGCTCTCTGTCTTCACTTCATGGAGCAGGGCATCAAGTGCGGATGGATGGGCCTCGAGGAAACAGCAGACGAAGCTGTCTTCCGCTTTGTCGGTATGGCTGCTGGCATCCAGCTCCATGCAAGGCAGAGCTACTCAGGGCTCACGCCTGAGGAGATGAAGCGCATCGAGCAGGCCGACAAGTTCGTTACCGGCTCAGGCTCGCTCGAGTTGTTTGACCATTTCGGCTCACTGGATGAGGAGGTAATTCTCAACCGGATGCAGTACATGGTCCGCTCGCTGGGCTGCAAGGTGATCTTCTTGGATCACTTGACGATCGTCTCTTCTGGCTTGGCGCAGGACACCCGCCACCTGGACTCCCTGATCACCAAGATTCGAAGCTTTATTGCTGCCACTAAATGCACGGTGTTTGCCATCAGCCACCTGTCACGGCAGCCAAATCAGAACTTCGAGAACGGTGACGTGCCTGAACTGCAGGCCATCAGGGGCAGTCACGGAATAGTTCAACTAGCGGACACAATTTGGGCCCTGGGCCGCAAGCGCGGCACCAACAAGACGCAGTCCCACTGCCTCAAGAACCGGATGCTCGGACGCACCGGATACGCGGGCTCATTTGAGTTCGACGAAACCACCCAATCGCTTTCTCACATGTGGGCCGACCCGGTTTTCCAATAGCCGAATGGAGCGCAATTTCCATCGGTGATGTCGTTCATTTCTTTACCGGCGCTGGCTGGAAGAAAGGAACAGTTCAAAAAAACACAGGCCAATCAGTTCAAATCCTTCATTCCCATGGATCACAAGACAAGCGAATCACAACCAGTGACCTCCGAAACCTTAGAAGCCAAGCAGGCCCGACTCGAGGAGAACTATCGGCGCAGTCCGATGGTGTTAATCAATCGGAGCTCTTTAACTAACTGGCTCGAGCAGGCTTACGACGAATACGACAAATGCTGGAGGCATGGCGACAAGGTCAATGCCCTGGTCTGGGATGGATTCATCCGCGCCTACCACCGCTGCCTCGATGCTGAGGTGACGGACTGATGGCAACCCTATGGATGGACATTGAGGCTGATGCGTTTGGCATCAGCCGCCGGCATGAGTACGTCTTTCAACTCAGTGAATACACGTACACCTATCTGAGCCGGCTGGATCTTTGCATCGCTGATCTCAGCGAGCTGATCGAAAGGATCAGCAGTCATGCCCCTGATCACGAGGTCGTTCTCTGCCTGGGGCATCACAGCAACTTCCGCTATGGCGTTTACCCGCAATACAAGAGCAACCGCAGAGGCATTCAGAAAGCTGCTTGCTACAACGACCTGCGCAAATACCTGCAGCGGAACTATTCCACTGCAGTGCTGGCCAACACCGAGGCCGACGATGTCCTGGGGGTCATGTATCAGGAAGGCGATCTGCTCTACAGCCCCGACAAAGATCTGCGCACCATTGCTGGCGCCCACCTGCTGGGCAATGGCGAGCTGATGATCGTGCCGGAGCTGGAGGCCAACCGTGCTTTTTACAAGCAGGTTTTGGTCGGGGACACCAGTGACGGCTATGGCGGCTGCCCCGGCATCGGCGCTGCTCACAAGTGCTTCAGCTCTGAGGAATGGCTGACTTGCAAGACAGAGCATCAGTTCTGGCTGTTTGTGCAGAAGCGATATGCCCTGAACGCAGGCAGGATTAAAGAAAAATACGGTGATGCCGACCCGCTGAAGGTGTCGCTTCAGATGGCACGCTGCGCCCGGATCCTCCGCAGCGGAGAGTATGACTTCGACAACGAAAGGCCTGTGCTCTGGCAGGGTCCGAGTTAAAACGAGAGCAGCACTACAGGGCCGTAATGATTGAGCCGATCCTGCTGACTGATGCGGCCCGTTATTACTCACTGAGCCCCCACCAGACGGATGCGTGGGACTGGCTCCAG